AAGCCGCGTCGTACTCCTTCTCACCCCAAGAAGTCCCACATTGTGAAGGCTTGTGAGGGCGGGAAGGAGAAGATCATTCGTTTTGGGCAGCAGGGTAAAAAGGTCGGAACCGTTTCGGGTACGGCTGGAAAGCCCAAGAAAGGCGAGTCCGCACGGATGAAGGCGAAGCGCAAGTCATTTAAGGCCCGCCACGGCAAGAATATTGCCAAAGGCAAGATGAGCGCAGCTTATTGGGCCGATAAGGTTAAGTGGTAGTGCCTAGCAAGTCTAAGGCACAGCACAAATTCATGGCGGCGGTGGCTAATAACCCCCAGTTCGCTAGACGTGCTGGTGTCCCACAGAGCGTGGGGCGTGAGTACATGAAGGCCGATGAAGGCCGTAAATTTGAAGGAGGTGGTCCAGTGTCTAATTGCGGTACCAAAAGGATGAATGTGGGTGGGATGGCTGGTGCTACTCGCCGCACTGCGTCGCAGAAAGAAGGCTTTCCTGATTTAAACAAAGACGGCAAAGTCACTCGTGCAGATGTCCTCAAAGGTCGTGGTGTCGAAGGTATGAACTACGGCGGTAAAGTTAAGAAGATGAACAAAGGCGGCATGTGCCGTGGTAATGGTATCGCTCAGCGTGGCCAGGGCAGGATAAATATACGATGATGGAATGCAGAGGTATGGGCAAAATCAGGCCCATAGCCTTAAAAAAAGGTGGATCAGTTAAAGACGAGTGTTACCGTAAGGTGAAGTCACGCTATAAGGTGTTCCCCTCTGCATATGCTTCTGGTGCCATAGCTAAGTGCCGTAAAGTCGGTGCAAAGAACTGGGGTAATAAGTCCAGTGGCCGTAAGAAAGACTAAAAAAGGCGCCGCTTTAAAGCGGTGGTTTAAGGAAGATTGGAAAGACGTTCGCACGGGAAAAGCCTGCGGACGCAAAGAAGGTGAAAAGAGGGGTACGCCTTACTGTAGACCCACCAAACGAGTCTCTAGTAAGACTCCTAAAACCTCTGGCGAGATGACCGCAGCAGAGAAGAAGAAAAGGATAGCCCAAAAGAAAAGACTGGGACAACCTGCGGGTAAACCTAGAAGAGTAGAGTCTTTACGACGTAAGAAGAAGGTGGCGAAGAAGAAGTAATGGCTAAAGGTGTAAACCACTATTACAAAGATGGAAAGGTGCATAGAGGTGGTATGCACAAGCACGATGATGGAACTCTTATGACAGGCAAAACAATGTCTAAGAACTCCAAAAAGCTTTTCCACTACAAAGACTTATCTAAGACCGCGCAGAAGAAAGCGCGGGAAAGTTGGGGCAAATAATGGCTACTTCCGGTACTGCCACATTCAATATGGACTTCACGGAGATCGCTGAAGAAGCGTGGGAACGTGCGGGCCGTGAAATGCGTTCGGGCTATGACTTGCGTACTGCGCGTCGGTCTATGAACCTCCTTACTATTGAGTGGCAGAATCGTGGCATCAATATGTGGACGATTGAGGAGGGCACGGTATCCCTTGTACAAGGCACAGCAACTTATAGCCTGCCAGCCGATACCATTGATTTGTTGGAGCATGTTGTACGCACTAACGATGGTAATGCTACCACTCAATCTGACCTTAGTATTTCCAGAATAAGTATTTCTACGTATGCCAGTATTCCTAATAAGCTTACCCAGGGGCGCCCTATACAACTGTATGTGGATCGTGGGCAAGCGAACCCTAGCGTAACTGTATGGCCTGTACCGGACGGTACAACTACCTACACGCTGAAATACTGGCGTATGCGTCGTATCGAGGATGCTGGAGCAGGAGTTCAAACCCCTGACGTAAATTTTAGATTTTTGCCGTGTCTAGTAGCTGGGTTAGCGTACTACATAGCTCAAAAAGACCCGGAACTAGCCCCACGCATAGAAATGCTACAAACAGAATACGAAAGACAGTTTAGTTTAGCTGCGCAAGAGGATAGAGAAAAAGCTACTCTTAGTTTAGTACCTCGAATTTATGGGGTGCGTTAATGAGCAACAGGTTTGCTTCTGGAAAAAACGCGCTAGGGATATGCGACGTTTGTGGGTTTCAGTACAAGCTGGGTAGACTTAAAAACCTAGTTCGTAAAGGTAAGGACACTAATATAAAAGCGTGTCCAGAATGTTGGAATCCGGATCAACCGCAGTTGCACCTGGGGGAATTTCCGGTAGACGACCCACAAGCTTTACGTGACCCTAGACCAGATTTTACGCAGTATCCCGAAAGCAGGGCTAATATACAGCCAGTAAACGCAAATAATATGAGTGCGTTTGGTCAAGTTGGATATGTAACAATATCAATAACTTAGGAGTTATGGTATGAAACGAGAGAGTAAAAAAGCGCCAAAAATTATTGAGTTTCCGAACCAACCTACGGTTTATAAGTCTGAGTGTTGTAACCAACCTATTGATGTTAAAACTAGTGGTATCAAAATGCGTGGTGCGGGTGCGGCTACTAAAGGCACAATGGCACGGGGGCCAATGGCGTAGTGAACTACACCGAATTAAAAGCGAATGTAGAAGATATCTGCGAACAGACGTTCACGGCAGATCAACATGCTATGTTTGCAGAACAAGCAGAGCAGAAAATCTATACTAGTGTAGACCTACCCGCATTGCGTAAAAATCAAACGGGCACTCTGACTTCTGGAAACAAGTATCTGACAATGCCAACAGGCATGCTTTATATATACTCGTTAGCAGTTATTGATGGTAGCGGCGATTACGAATATTTACTAAACAAAGACGTGAATTTTATTCGTGAAGCCTATCCGGGGCCTAGTTCTACAGGCCAACCTAAACATTATGCAATATTTGATCAGACTAGTTTAATCGTTGGGCCTACACCCGATACGGGCTATTCTGTTGAAATGCACTTCAGTTACTACCCAGAGTCTATTGTTACTGCGGGCACTACTTGGCTAGGTGATGAATTTGATTCTGCGTTGTTAAACGGTGCTCTGGTTGAAGCGGTACGCTTCCAGAAGGGTGAGCCTGACATGGTGGCCCTGTACGAGAAAATGTATGTACAGGCCCTGGCGCTGCTTAAGAATATGGGTGACGGTAAACTACGTAGTGATGCTTATCGCTCTGGGCAGGTTAGGAGAGAAGTCGCTTGATCGGTTCAGAAAGTGTAGTAAAGGTAGGCAACGTCACAGTAAAGACAGTCTCCAACAGAGGGTTTACCCCCGAAGAGCTGGCTGAACAGGCGCTAGACAAGATTATTTATGTAGGAGGCAACTGCCATCCGGCCATACAGGAGCAGGCAGAGGCTTTCAAAAACCAAATTCGTGGTGTGTTAGTGGAAAGCATGAAACAAGCTATACGATCTGATCGCACTACTTTGGCAAACCAATTCCGCGCCGTTGGGCACCCGGAACTTGTAAAACTACTGGAGAGCTAATAATGGCTATTACCGTAACCACAGCGATGCCCACCAGCTTCAAGGTTGAGCTGTTAAAAGGGCTGCATGACCTGCAAAACGGTGCTGATGTTTTAAAGATTGCTCTGTTAAAGGCAACTGCTTCAGGCACAGGCACCTACGGAGCTGCAAGCACTAACTATTCTGACATTACTGGCAACAGTGACGAGACTACAGGAACAGGTTATAGCGCAGGGGGTAACACTCTGACTAACGTAGACCCCGTTGCTGACGGCACCACTGCGGTCTGTGATTTCGCTGACACTACTTGGTCAAGCGCGTCTTTTACTACCTGTGGCGCAATGATCTACAACACCAACAACTCTAACTCTGCGTGTGCGGTATTGAGCTTTGGTGGAGATCAGACAGTTAGTTCTGGCGATTTTCAGATTCAGTTCCCTGCTGCTGCGGCTGCTACTGCGATTATTCGCATCGCCTAATAGGACTGCCTCATGGCTTACTCAGGGCCAACAAGCGGCTTTGGTGAAAGAAGCTGGGGCAGTAATAGTTGGGGTGGTATAGGTACCATCCTAGACCTCGGGGCGACTTGGGGTAATAACGGCTGGGGCGAAGGTGCTTGGGGAGACAACGGTAATGTCTCTGTACAAGGCACTGGAGCAGTAGGAACAGTCTCTATCGCTGTATCGGAAAACATTATTCCGGTCGGTGTAGAAGGCACAGGTGCAATAGGCACCGTCGCAATAAACGTCGGAGACTCCGTAGTTGTAGATGGAGTTGAAGGCACCGGCGCTGTAGGTACCGTAGTAACGAACTACAGCAGTGTCCAGATACCCACAGGGGTGCAGGGCACAGGCCAGATGGGTGGCTTTGTTGTCGTAGTTGATGACATCGTAATCCCAGTAGGCGTTGAAGGAACCGGTGCGGTTGGTGATGTAAATATCTTCATTGCTGACATTGTTGTACCAGACGGTGTAAGTGCTACAGGTTCTGTAGGAGACGTAACAACTCAGGTGACCTTTGCGGTCTCTGGGGTAAGCGGAACCGGAGAGCTTGGCGACGAAGGCGATACTGTAGTTCCTGTATTCAACGGGGTTGCAGCAACCGGAGCCATAGGCACAGCAGTACCGGCCTACAATACAGATGTTGCTGTTACTGGAGTAAGCGGAACAGGTGCGATAGGTGAAGACGGCGCTACCGTAGTTCCAGTAATATCTGGGGTAGCAGCAAACGGTGCAATAGGCACCGTAGCGATTTCGGTAGACGATTCAATTATTCCCACGGGGGTAAGCGGGACAGGTGCAGTAGGTGACGTAAGTTTCTTTATATGGACTACAATAGACGATAGCCAAACACCTAACTGGACAGACGTAACAGATACACAGACGCCCGGATGGGTGGATATAGATAAAGCCGCCTAGGAGCTGACAAATGGCTACTTATGTAAACAATCTAAGACTCAAAGAAATTACCACGGGTGACGAAGACGGCACTTGGGGTACGAGTACAAACACTAACCTTGAGCTAATCACTGACGGTTTTAGCTACGGCACAAAGCAGTTAGCAGCAGATGCTAACGAAACTTTCACGATGCCTGATGGCACTGCTGATGACAGCCGTTCTTTCTACTTGAAGATTACTTCTGCTGTATCTCTTACAGCTACCAGAGAAGTGACGCTGGGGCCAAACACTGTATCTAAAGTGTGGATGATCGAGAACGCTACTACCGGTAGCCAGATTATCACCATCAAACAGGGTTCAGGTGCGACCGTAGACGTAGCCAACGGCTCAAAAGTCATGGTGGTCACAGACGGTGCAGGTGCAGGGGCTGCGGTTTTTAACGCCAACCCAACGGAAGTTGGAGGCACAGTCACCAGCGTAAGCGGTACGGGTACAGTCAATGGTATAAGCCTGTCAGGCACAGTGACTAGCTCAGGCAATATTACTCTGGGTGGTGCGCTTACTGGTGTGGACTTAACCTCACAAGTTACAGGCGTATTGCCTTACGCCAACGGTGGTACAGGGCTTTCTACTCTTGGCACTGCTGGTCAAGCATTAGTTGTAAACTCTGGCGGTACTGCGCTGGAATATGGTTCGGCGGGTATTTCTGCTGGTACGAGCATTGCCTTGGCAATGGTTATGGGATTCTAAGGAGATAAATAATGGCTGCTCCCAACATAGTAAACGTCACTACCATTACAGGTAAAACGGCGTATGCGACACCAGCTAACACGACTGAGAATGTCCTGCTGGCTAACGCTGCTTCTAGTGGCAAGGTGTTTAAGATTAACCAGATCGTTGTATCTAACGTAGATGGCACAAACGCTGTTGATGCAACCGTGGCTTACAATACTGCTGATGGCGGTACGGCTGACGGTGGCACTAACTACGCGATAGCTTCGACTATCTCTGTGCCAGCAGATGCTTCTTTGATCGTGGCAGATAAGACAACTGCTATTTATCTTGAAGAAGATCGATCTATTACTATTACAAGTGGCACTGCAAGTAAGCTGGCTTACACCATTAGTTACGAAGAGATTAGTTAAGAGGTCTAGCTAATGCCCATTAGTGACAGAAAAGGCGGTTACGTTCGCCCCGGTTATGATCCGTTGCTGGTTCCAAACCAGCCTACTTCACCTTCTATGTCACAGGTGTCTAGCACTTCTGTGTCTGTAGCTTTTACAGCGCCAACTAATGTAGGTGGTGGAGCAATAACAAGTTATACCGTGGTAGCAACCGACACATCTAGTGGCGCTACTTTTGCTGGAACAGGCTCTGCTTCACCCATAACCATAACTGGCCTAACAACTGGAAATACATACACAGCACAAGCCATAGCTAATAACGCTTACGGCCCTAGCGCCCCTAGCACAGCAAGTACAAGTTTAACTCTTGCTACGTTTAGCCAGAGCGCATACACAACTGCGGGTACATATTCTTGGGTTGCTCCTGCCGGAGTTACTTCAGTTTCTGTAGTTTGTGTTGGTGGAGGAGGCAGCGGCGCTGCTGGCGTTGGTAATCCCTCTTTATCTTTTTATGGTACTCCTTCGATTGGCGGTGGTGGGGGAGGCACGTTACGTTGGCAAAATAATATTACTGTTACTCCGACAAGTAGCTATACAGTAGTTGTTGGTGCTGGTGGATCAGGCGTTTACAACGGTTCTACGATAGCTGGAAATAATGGTAGTCAAAGTTATTTTAATACAACAAGCGGCTCTAATTTCTGCCAAGCTCCCGGTGGGGGTGGAGGCCAATTAGATGCAGCCACTGCTCAAACTGCGGCTGGTACATCAAACGGTACGGGTACAGCGGGCGGTGGGCAAGGCGGCGGTAGTCAGTACAGTTCTGGTAATGGTGGTCGTAATGGTGCGGGTGGTGCTGGTGGCTATCAAGCGGGTTCTTCTACAGCAGGCTTTGGCGCGGCGGCAGCTACATTTACTAATGGTAATGCTGGGGAATATGGTGGCGGCGGTGGCGGTGCTGGTCACGGCAATATGACATTTATGGCTGGAGGTGGTGTCGGTATTTTAGGCGAAGGCACTTCTGGAGCTGGTGGTACTAGCGGCTCTTCTGCGAATAATGTTGGTAAAGGAGGATCGGGCGGTGCTGACGGAGGAACTACCGGAACGGGTAATGGCGGTGCTGGTGGCGCATACGGTGGCGGTGGTGGGGGTACATTGTCTACGCCAAATGGAGCTGTTGCGTCTGGAGCAGGTGGCGTAGGTGCGGTTCGTATTATTTACCCCGGCACATCAAGAAGTTTTCCCTCTACTAATACGGAAGATTTTTAATGGAATTATTTATTCGCATTGTTGATGGTCAGCCTTTTGAGCATCCTATTGAGGGTAGCAATTTTAGGGCTGCTTTTCCTGACGTAGATACAGATAACTTACCTATTAATTTCGCAAGGTTTACCCGCATAGAGGAGCCTCTGTTGGGTGTGTATGAAGTTTGTGATGGTTGTACATACGAATGGGACGGCGACATTGTTAAAGACGTACATCAAGTTCGTGATATGACAGAAGAAGAAAAGACCACTAAGCAGAATGAAGCCAAAGCACTGTGGGCAGAAAATGGGTACGCTTCTTGGGTCTTTAATGAAGAGACTTGTTCGTTTGATCCTCCGACACCTTACCCAGATGACGGGAACCTTTATGGCTGGGACGAAGAAACAACATCTTGGGTGGAGGTAACTGATGCCTAATTATTCCGGTAAGTGGACTCCAAGCCAAGTGTTGCAAGCCAGAGGCCAAGACCTGTGGCCTATCAATGGCCCGTTCTTTTATGTAGACGATGTGTTCTCTACGTATCTTTATGATGGTAATGGTTCTACTCAGACTATTACCAATGGAATTGATTTATCTGGCGAGGGCGGTCTTGTTTGGACTAGATGGCGTTCTGGATATTACACATCAAGAGACCATAATTTATTTGATACCGAAAGAGGAACAACTGCTTATCTGAATACTAATAACACATCAGCTGAAAAAACTCCATATCCAAATGCAATAACATATAACAGTAATGGCTTTACATTAAATAATCAATTCCCAAGTAATATGAGTTTTGGGGGAGAAACTTTTGTTTCTTGGACATTCCGCAAACAAGCAGGTTTCTTTGATGTAGTTACTTATACGGGTGATGGAACAAGTTCTAGGCAAATATCCCATAATCTTGGAAGTTCTCCCGGCGTTATAATTGTCAAAAAAACAAATAGCTCAATAGATAGCTATTGGATGGTCTACCACAGAGATTCTCCAGAAAATACAGCGACAACACCAAACCAAACAAAAAATTTAGTTTTACAAAGCACTGCTGCGATAGCAAACAATAATTGTTTTGGTGCTCACTCAACTCAAACAGATTCATATTTTACTCTTGGTACAGCTAATCTCGCTCACGTAAATGGTAGCGGTAACACTTATGTCGCTTATGTATTCGCCCACGACGATCAAAGATTCGGTGATAACCAGAATGAGTCTATTATTAAGTGTGGGAGTTTTGCTCATAACTATTCTGGCGCAACTGTAAATCTTGGTTGGGAGCCTCAGTGGATACTAGTTAAAGCAGCAGACCAAGCAGTTAATTGGTATATCTTTGATGTTATGCGCGGAATAGTAACTGGAGGCTTAAGCGGAGACGGAGATGCTGCTTTATTTCCCAATACTTCAGGAGCAGAAAACGTAAACACTTGGGGCATAGACGTTAATGCTACTGGCTTTACAGTCTACGGAAACAATATATTAAGCAGCGGCGACGCTATCTACATAGCAATCCGCAGACCAATGAAGACTCCTGAAGCGGCTACGGATGTTTTTAGTCCTCAGCTTGGAACCGCCAGCGGAGAACCAAGATTTGTTTCTGGTTTTCCCACTGACTTACTTATCAAGACATATAGGTATGGTTACTTAGGCTCTTTGTTTGGCAGTAGATTAACTGGTAACAAATATATGTCGGCTGCTTCTACTGCTGCCGAATCAACAGATGGTGCGTTTTTCAAATTTGATTACCAAAATGGAACAAGCACTTCAGGAGACTCAAACGATATTGGATGGATGTTCAAACGCGCTCCGGGTTTTATGGATGTGGTGGCTTATAGTGGTACTGGCGCAACAGGACAGGTTGAAAGTCATAATCTTGGCGCTGTTCCTGAAATGATAATCGTTAAAAATAGAGGAAGTGCTTGGCAGTGGGCTGTTTATCATAAAGATTTAGGCGAGTACGACAGTGGTTCTTATATTGCCTCTAAAAACTTAACGCTAAATACTACTGACGCAGAAACGACTAATTCTGTATTTAGTCAGCATTCTGACCAAACCGCTTCCGTATTTACTTTAGGTTATACAAACAGCGCAATTACTTATGCCTCTGGAAATAACTACGTAGCCTACCTCTTCGCTACACTAGCAGGAGTAAGCAAAGTAGGTAGTTATACGGGTACAGCAGCTAACCTAGATGTGGATTGCGGATTTACGTCTGGTGCTAGATTCATTCTTATTAAGCGTACAGACTCCACTGGAGATTGGTATGTCTACGATAGTCTGCGTGGAATAACTTCAGGTAATGACCCGTATTTATTAATTAACTCTTCAGCCGCTGAAGTAACGTCTACAGACTACATTGACCCACTATCAAGTGGATTTACAGTAACATCATCTGCTCCTGCCGGGCTTAACGCCAGTGGCGGCGAATACATCTTCTTAGCGATAGCGTAGGTTAAATATGTCTATTAAAGATTACGAAGGCGGGATAATCACAAAGAATCCTACGACTCCCACAGGGCCATACCAAGATGGCGCTGCCTCTGGCGTTTGGACGATGGATCAAGCCGCTGAATACACCAAGCAAGGTGTGTGGCCTACTGCTGGAAACATAACCCCTGAACAATATGTCGATGGGGTGTTTTCTACTTATTTGTATGAAGGTAATGGAACTTCGCAGACCATCACTAACAATCTTGATTTGGCTGGCAAAGGTGGAATGGTATGGACAAAAGAAAGATCGCCAAACGCAAGAAATCATTTTATAGGTGATTCAGCAAGAGATAATTTTACAAACTATCTTTACCCAAACTTAACAAACTCAGAGTCTGGTGTGACGGCTTCTGGATATGATATTACTTCTGTTTCGTCCACTGGCTATAATCTTGGGCCTCCTAATTACACGTTTAATAATGAATCTAGTTCAGATCAAGTCTCTTGGTCATTCCTCAAAAAGCCGGGTTTCTTTGATGTAGTTACTTATACTGGTGATGGTACTAGCAGTAGAGATATTGCTCATAACTTAGGCATCAAGCCCGGATTTATATTAACAAAAAGACTAAACCTTACAGGAAACTGGACGGGTTACCATCAATCTTTGGGCTATACAAAAAGAATCTACTTAGATCTAACTAATGCCGCATCAACTAATGCTGCAACTTGGGTGCAAGAACCAACAGCAACTCATTTTACGGTTGGCAGCGAAAACACAAGTGGCAGTACATACGTTGCTTACCTATTCGCCCACGATGCTCAAGTATTCGGTGATAATCAAGACGAGTCTATTATTAAGTGTGGAAGTTTTACTCAAGGCACAACAGCTAGTTCACCAACTGGTAATGTAACTGTAAATCTTGGATTTGAACCGCAATGGTTATTGATAAAAAATACAACTAGTGCATCTCCTTGGGTTATTTATGACGCAATGAGAGGTGTTACCGCGCCAGTAGGAGGAGCTTCGTATCCAACGTCTAATAGATTAAGACCAAACACAGACGACGTTGAAAATAATACAGGTCAAATAAGTATAAACAGTACAGGATTTACGGCACACGGTGGCGCAACAACGGCAAGTGATGTTGAAATCTACAT